TTCACTCTTAGATTCTTGGTTGATGAAGATATGGAAAACTATATGTCAGTATATAATTGGTTAAATGGATTAGGATTCCCAGAATCAACAAAAGATTTTAAAGATTTAACCACTGATAAAACTGGTCAAAGAGAAATGAAAGAACAGTATTGTGATGGAACACTTAGAATATTGAATAGTAATCTTAGAGAAGTTGCAAAGGTTAAATTCAAAGATTTATTCCCAGTTTCCTTGACATCTTTAGATTTTGATGCTACAAATACAGATATACAATACCTCACAGCAGAGGCATCATTCAAATATACAATATACGAATTGACCAGTTCTAAATGAATCTTGACAAAATTCAGGAGATGTGGGAGCGTGATGCTGTCATTGACCCTGATAATCTACATGATGAATCCTTGAAGATTCCCCAATTACACTCAAAGTATTATACAGTTTATAATACCGTTACTTTGATGCGTGAAAAAGCAAGAGAGCAATATAATAAAACAAGATTAGAACGACACAATTATTATACTGGTAGAGCACCAGCAGAAGTATATGTTGAAGAACCATTTGGTTATAAGGTAAGAGAAAAGGATGCAATACAGAGGTATATGGACGCAGATGAGAAAATGTCAAAGATAGATCTTAAGATAAGGTATTATGATACTACGCTAAAGTTCTTAGAGGAAATAATTAAAAACGTTTCTAATAGAACCTTTCAAATTAAGAATGCAATAGAATGGAATAAGTTCCAAGCAGGTATGTAATAAATACTTTATATTTCATAATAACTTCATGGATCATCATTCTGGTGAGACTGATGAATGGGTAGTTGAAATTAAAATGGGCATCACAGAAACTAGGTTGCTCTATAAGCACATAACAGATTCTCTGTATGGACCTTATCCAAGTAAGTCTATGCACTCAATAGAGGAACTTGCATATCTACGTGCATTAAAGAATCGATTGTTTGCGATAATTTGTGAATATAGTTATGATATGGAAGAATATGATAAATAAAGTATAAAGTAATTTTTGTTACGATGAAGCCAACTCCAAAAGAAAGCAAGAAGATCCACGAGAACTATAAAAAAGTTGTGGCACATCTTATTGAAGAGAAGTATGCTGTAGACCATGAAGCAGCAGATAAGATTATTGCTGGTATGACACAAGAATGGTTTGATACCATTATAGGTTAAATGAAGTCGTTTAAAGAATTCCAAGAATCAGTTGCTCAAGAAGTAGGTGGTAAAGGTCTTACTGGTGCTGTTATAAAAGGTGTTGCAAATGTAGCAGCAGGTCCTATTAAGAAAGCTGCTAAAGTAGCGAATGTTTTTAGATCATCTAAAGGCAAAGATATACTTCAGGGATTATTTGGAACACCAGATAAACCAAAAGATACTGATTGGGAAAAGAATCCTAAAGATGATATAGATCGTGAACTTAACGTTAAACAACGTCAAGCGAAGGATGCTGCAGAGAAAAAACCCTTTGATACGGATATGGATGCTTACCGAAAAGGTAAGGAAAATCTAGTAGATAGTGATAAAATTAAAAGATTAAAAGACGCAGCAGGAAAATATAAGAAGAAAGGTAAGAACGGTGGCGATATAGCTCCTCCTGGAGTAACTGGAAAATAAAGACTCTAAATAATCCTACGTTGGTATAGGATTATGAGTCATTTGATTATATCAAAGAAGAATGAAGTTCATCTGCACATAGAAGCAGAGGCACATGTGTATTATGAATTATCTGACCAATTCACTTTTGAAGTGCCTGGTGCAAAGTTTATGCCCCACTATCAAAAGAAATATTGGGATGGTAAGATACGATTATTCAGCACTCAGACAGGAGACATATATGTTGGACTATTAGATAGAGTAGTTCAATTTTGTAAAGATCAAGGATATACTTACGAGTTTAAAGAAAACAAATACTACGGTCTACCGTTTGAAGTCAACGATATGATTTCAAAGGAGGGTGTTAAAGATTATATGACTGCTATCTCTAAGCATAAACCTAGAGATTATCAGATTGATGGAGTATACGACGCTTTACGACATAATAGAAAATTATTGATATCTCCAACTGCTTCTGGAAAGTCTTTGATGATATACGGGATTGTGAGATATTTCGTTGAAAAAAAGCAAAATACTTTGATAGTTGTTCCAACGACTTCCCTTGTAGAGCAAATGTATAAAGACTTTGCAGACTATGGATGGGATGTTGGTTCATATTGTCATAAGATATACGCTGGCAGAGAAAGAGAAACGGATTCTCAAGTTATTATTACTACGTGGCAATCAATATACAAATTACCTAGAAAATACTTTGATAGATTTTCTACGGTTATCGGAGATGAAGCACACCAGTTTAAGTCGAAGTCACTTATATCTATAATGACTAAGTTGGGTAATGCCAAATATCGTTATGGATTTACAGGAACCTTAGATGGATCAGAAACTCATAAGTGGGTTTTAGAAGGTTTGTTTGGTCCTTCCTATAAGATTATCAAAACTGATGAACTGATGAAGAAGGGGCATCTTGCTACTTTAGATATCAACGTGCTTCTATTGAAACACCCACCGAATAAATTTGAAAACTTTGAAGAAGAAGTTCAATATATTATTGGTCATGAGAAGAGAAATCGATTGATTCGTAACCTTGCTTTAGATCTTAAAGGTAATACTCTTATCTTATTTGCACGGGTAGAAGCACACGGAGAACCTTTATATGAGATGATAAATAGTAATGTTGTGGAGGAACGTAATGTCTTTTTTGTTCATGGTGGAGTGGATACCCAAGACCGAGAGAAGGTTCGAGAAATCACTGAGCAAGAGAATAATGCGATTATCGTGGCCTCTTATGGAACCTTTTCCACTGGTATTAATATCAAAAATCTACACAACATAATTTTTGCTTCTCCTTCTAAATCTAGAATCAGAAACTTACAATCTATCGGAAGAGTTCTTAGAAAAGGAAATCAAAAATCTAAAGCTACTCTATATGATATTGCCGATGATATTAGTAGTAAATCTAAAAGGAATTATACACTAAACCATTTAATAGAACGAATTAAAATCTACAACGAAGAAAACTTTAATTATGACATTGTAAATATACCGCTTAAGAAATAATGGGAGAAGAATTCTACGGAGTCATAAAATTAATAACAGGAGAAGAAATCTTTGCTTTGATTTCTGTAGAGGAAAATGACCACGGTAATCCAGTTGTTTTGGTTCAAACTCCTGTAGTTATGAAGGTATTAAGTCACGGTGCAGGTCAATATGTAAAAATAAAACCTTGGTTAGAACTAGCTGATGAAGATATGTATTTAATTGCTTATGATAGAATTATTACTATGTCTCAAGTAAAAGACAAACAGATGATTGAATTTTATACAAGATACCTAGAAGAAGATGGTGTTGATTTTGAAGTAGACGGTAAAGTAAAAATAAATGAACAAATGGGTTATATTTCTACAGTAGAAAAATCTCGTAAGCTTTTAGAAGAATTATATAAACTTAATAAAGAAACCTAATATTATCCCTTCACCCCTTACAAAGGGTATTGTACAGATAATATAGTACCTTGTCAAGTCGAGTAAATAATGTTATAATATAAACAATTATTAAACAGGATATATTAATGTTATGGCTAAGAAGAAATCAGAACATTATGTAAATAATAAAGAACTCTTAGCAGCGTTAATAGATTATCGTGCTGAAGTTGCTGTAGCAAAATCAAAGGATTTACCTAAACCCCGTATTAGTAATTATCTTGGATCTTGTTTTTTAAAGATTGCTACACACCTTTCTTATAAACCAAACTTTGTGAACTATATGTTTAGAGACGATATGATCTCTGATGGTATAGAGAACTGTGTGCAGTATATTCATAACTTTGATCCTAATAAGTCTAGGAATCCTTTTGCTTACTTTACGCAGATCATTCATTATGCTTTCCTAAGAAGGATTCAGAAAGAGAAAAAGCAATTAGAAATTAAGACAAAGATAATTGAGAAGACTGGATTTGATGAAGTGATGGTAGTTGATGATGGAGCAC